AGGGACAGCATACAGCCGGTCTTCAAGAACCGCAAGGTCAGTGCAGTTGTCAGGATTGTCGTAAACGTCCACCCAGACTACTTCTTGATCGTAAACGCGGCCAGCGCGTTGCATCCCCGCATTGGCGTCAAATTCACAAGGTGCTGTGAGAACCTTAACGCCGTCATCCGTGTTTACCGCAATTGTGCCCTTTTCCAACCGCACGCGATACGGGGTCTTGTGTTCGGCGCCCGTCAACACAGTCCATGCAGGGATTGTAATTGCGCGCTCGTACACGCCGGACAGAAACGTGTGCGTCGTAGTGATGTCAGCTTGCGGCATTTTTAGAAGTTCGTTCTGAAGCGCGTTAACTTTTTCAGCCGCTGTCAGCCCGAACCCTTTACCGTATGTTACTGTAATCATGATGCCATCACCACCCAGTTTGTGCCGTCAGATACGACAGTGGCCCATGCGCCTACGCTGGCGGCAAGGATTGCTGTGCCCGGCGTGGCGCTGCCAATAGGCGCAACATTGCTAGATGCTGACACAAGCGTCTGTGCTTGCAAGTTTTTAAACGTCACCGCGCGGCCACCCCAAGCGGAAGCGGCGGGAAGTGTGACCGTGCAAGTCGAGCCTGACTTGTTGTTGATGACCCAGCCTTCGCTGTCGGCCAACACAAAGTCAGCAACTTTGGTAGCGATAGTCGTCACGGCCATGCCTGTGCCGCCGTTAGCAGTAGGCAACGCGCCTGACGCTCGGGTAGCAACATCTAAATTGCCCGTGGTTCGGGATGAAATATCTAAGTCACCAGTGGTCTGGGTGTTAATGTCAATAGTTCCCACAAGGTCACCAGAATTGACAACAACAGTACCCCCAAGGGTAATTGTGCCCGTGGTAGTGATGTCACCGGTTAACGTCAAACCGCTAGTGGAACCTGTAGCAATTACCCTGCTGACTGTGCCCGCGCCCAAATTTGTTCGCGCCTGTGCCGCGTTATCCGCGCCGGTTCCACCATTAGCTATTTGCGCGACACCTTGCGTTTCGCCGCCTGTGATTACATAAATGTTGTTTAAAAAACGAAACCATTCGCGCGAAATTAACCCGGTACGCTCGTCAAGTAACGGGACGCGAGGCGCGGGGATTTTGGTAATGTTAGGCATTTGTCGGGCTTGCGGTAAGTTCAGCACCCATGATTGCAATTTTTATGGGGTCAGTTCCTGACACCTCATATACGCGATCACGCAATTTTAAAGTCATGCCCAATCGACGCCAAATCACACGGCGGCCCCATTGCCCAACCAAACCCATTGACCGCCAGTGTTCATTGCTCCATGTGTGACCACCATCGTCAGACCAGCGCAGCATAACTTGCGGATCAATTGCTGTTGAAGTTGCTTGACTTTGTTCAATTAACAATTTACCGCCAATTGCGTTATCAAATACCAGTACAAGTTGACCGCCATCTTCTTGAACTAATAATTCGCCACTCTCAGTTAAAATTACATCGTTTGTAGGTGGGTCAAGATATTCCCACACAAGAAAATCGCCGTTTTCGGCTAATAAATCTTCATTTGGGACTGAAACGTCAATGATTACAACAGGTGTAGCAAAACTATCATCGACCGCGCCGGTTTCAGCGTCAAGTTGAAGTGAATGGTGGGCGCTACGTTTAAGATCGTTAGCCCCCGTAGGCAACGCTCTCCATGACCTGAGCCACTTTTGCGCTGCGCCAGCATCTGAAAACACATCTAAGTCAAACGCGTAGATGTTTCCTAGCTCATGGTCGCCCACAACAATCTCATTGCTAAACGCCATCTGGCAATTTGAACGATGGCGGGTAAATGAGCCATTGATAAACGCAGCGCGCTCATGCCACAACGAAGTGGCAACGTCAAACACCCATGTAGTGTTGGCCGACGGAAAAATTAAAACGTAAAAGGCGTGGCCGTCTTGTTGGTATGTGTAAGCAATGGCATCCGAAAGGTTTCCGTATTGTTGGATTTGCCACTCTACAGCATGCGTAGATACGCGCTGGGCCGTGTAACCATTGGCGCGGTAGACAATACCCTTGCCGCGCGCGTCGGCGCCCAGCCAAAAAATGCCGTTGTCTAGCTTGGCTACTGAGAAGGCCGCAATACAGCCCACCTCGTTAAACGCGCCTTGAACGGGCGCCAACGGAAACGGCGATGTGCCGGCGTCGTACCAGACCTCAACTGAATTGGTTCCAAACAGCCATATCTCGCGGTGGTCAACAATGAGCGACACCACGCCGTCTGGAGAGCCTTCAGCGCTTGCAAAGTCCAGTGGGTCTATGGATTCGCCGTCAAGCAGGCTTGTGATCCATATCCGCTGGCTGTTAGGCTCGTTGAACACAAAGTAGCCGTTGATGTAGCCTACCGTAACTGCGCCGGGAAAATCAGGGTCAGTAATTTGCGCGAACGCCAACGTCAAGCTGTTGTAGATAAAACTAGGGCCATTGCAAGCGATGAATAGCTGCGTGCCGTTGTCCACCATGCTGACGGGGCCAGTTGACCCAGCTACCGTGCCAATTGCCGTAACACGCCAAATTGAATCAATTTTGTATAGCGTTTCGCCAGACACGGCGTAGCCGTACTCACCAAACTGCCATAGCCCGCGTATGGGGCCATCGCCCATGTTTGCAAGAAGTTTTAGGCCGGGCGCGCGGCTTAGAAACCCCGGCTCTTTACCGCCATCGGGTATGGCCTCGGGGAACAGGTTGACCATCCGCGCGTCGGCAGCATTTACCGACCGCGCAACATAAGTGCCGCCCAGAATCGGTGTTTTCATCAGTAGTTACCGGCGTAGACGTTGAAGCGCTGGCGTGTGGCGACAAGCGCGTACGGGAGCGACATGATGTCGTCAGGATTGTTGATGCGCTTCAGGTTGCGTTTGCTGGTCATAGCAATACGCTGCACTTGAGGGCTTGGCTCGACGCCAAACTCCGGCGCAATTTCCATCGCCAAGTTGTAGGTGAACGCCCGCAGATAGCCCGGTGGAAACAGCATCTGCGTTGCCAACGTAGCCGGCTGGTTTATTTTTTCAACCGAAATGAAGTGCCACTCCAAGTCCCGTGTGGGCCTTGGATAGACCGTCATCGTAAAGTTAGGGTAGGTGTTGTTGACAAAAATAACTTGCGGGTACGTCGAGGTCACGGTTTTGACCGCGATGCCGTCGTATTGCTGCTGGTTGATGAACTTGATGCCGAACGACACGTTTGTGCCGGGGTCACGGTAATACGTTGCGTCATCAAGCAGCACGGGGCGCAGACCCACAAAGTTACCTGTCGGGCCAAGAGTGCGTGTAATCTCGCCGGCGGGCCAAGTAAATATTTGGTCTTGCGTGGCAAACACTGACAGTCGTTCAGTGTTCCACGAATCGATCATTTGATCGAGCGCAGTCAGCGCGTCATTTGACATGTCTGCTGAAGGTGTCTCACCTTCAGCCAGTACACCTAGCAAGCGCAATGCTCGGTTGATTTGTTCGCCAGCGGTGTACGTAGCCATGCTTAAATTCCTTCGGTTGCTACCTTGCGTGTATATTTGCGTTTAACTTCCAGCACGTTTACGGGAGCCGCTTCAGGTTCTAAAGGCGTGTCTGGATTGTAGCGTGTCCAGCCGTTTTTTTCGTCGTACTCAGCTTCAAGTTCCATTGTGGCAACTTTGCATCCATGATCAGGATGGTTGAGATAAATCACTGGCATTGATGTTTTCCTGTTGTTTTAACTGTTCAAGCCAATATCCGCAATCTTGTAACGCACCAAGCGTTGCGTCCAGATCGGAACGCAAACGCTCGGCTTGTTTTTGCAGACTTTGCACTCGTTCCATTATTACGTCACGAGTGATCATCTTTAGGCAGCAATAGCAACAGTAGAGTACAACGGCAAATAACGAATGCCGTCCGGTGTAACTACTTTAATTGCTTGAACTGGTCGCGCTGTAGAACCTGATGTTGTGTCTTGAAGGAACTTACCCGAACCTTTAGCCACGCCAGCCAGATTGAACAAAGTACCGTTTGTGTCAAATGTTGCTTTATCAGCGCCATAGGTACTCAAGTAAAAGAACGATGTGTTTGTGCCGGTCGCAGCGCCGCTAGGCATACCGATCTCAGCTTCAAACGCAGCGTAAGTACCTTGTGTACAACCAGCGGATAAAACAACTTCGCCAACAGTACCTGAAGCCAACCCAGTTACTCGGCCACTTGCGCCGAATGCTAGGTAGCCATACAGACCATTAGCGTATGCGCCCAACGCGACATTTGCTGCTAATGCTGATTTGCTTGCCCAACCCACACCACCAACACCCGTAAGGGTAAGCGTAGTGGTAGATGCGGCAGCATCGCTACTTCCGGTAGTGGCATTTGTTACGGCAATGTTAGACACCGCAGTAGACGTTACCGTACCAGTAATAGTCGAGTTGTTGATAACCGCGCCGTCCAAGTACGGATCTTCGTATGCAACGCCAACAGGTTTTGTATTTGCCATAATTTTCCCTTTAAAAATGAGGGCCGAAGCCCCCATTTAGGTTTAGCTAATGCGGTACACAGTCCAAGAGCCATCGCCAGTTTTACGGGCACGGAAGTGGCCCGAAGTGGCGTTGTCAACTTGCATAGTGCCTACAGCCGTCCAACCAGTGCCAACAGCCACTGTTACGTCGTCACTGCCGCCGTCAATGTTGACGACAAAAAAGTCAAACGCAGCGTTTACTTTAGAAGCGCTAGAAATGTCTGCTTCAAGCAAAGCTACGGTTGGCAAAGTTAAATTGCCAGCAGCGCCGTCAAATACAAACAAACCATTTGCCAGTTGAGCAGCCGTCATTGTTGCGGCAGCAGCTATGGCTGTTGGAGCGCCTTGAACAAACAGTTGTGCTTCACCGATGTTACCGTCGCCGATTTGATAACCACCAGCGCCATTAGGGAGTGCCATGAT